GCGGCGCTCTGGTAGCTGGCAGGAACCGCCGCTTTCAGAGCGTCGGAAAATTCAGTAAGCGTCATAAGCATCCTCCATTCGCATCAGGCTCAGCCACGTGACCGGCAGGCCGTCGCCGTCCTCCCCGGTCTGGGTCTGCTCCACCCGGTAGGTGTGGCCGCCCAGCCGGGCATAGCTCGCGGCGGGGACGTCCCGATGAAGGGGCAGCTCCACCAGCTTGTCCACCCGGCTGCCGTTGGCCACGGCCTCCCAGAAGCGTTTCGCATAGACGGTCTTCTCTGCGCACCATGCGTCGAACACCGGGACGAGGCACCCCGGCGAGGGAATGCCAGTGGTGTCCGGCATGGAAAGCAAAGAAATGGGCTTGTCGTAGATCACGTTGCCGCCTCCTCTCCGGTCGCGGCGCGCACCTTCCGATCCCGGATGATCTGCCGGAGCATCTCCGTCTTTCCCGCGCCGGTGACGCCATGCCGGTAGAGATACGCGGCATAGGTCATCTGATCCATGTCGTCTTCCAGCACGCCGGGAGACAGGACGATACCCATACCGGCGAAGGAACCCAGCGCATAGGTAAGCAGATACGTCAGGTACTTCAGCAGATCCGCCGGGATGGTAGAATCGTAATAGCCCAGGTTGGCTTTCAACAGGGCGAGCGCTGCGTCTGAGAATTTGAGATTATCAGCCATAGTGGCCTCCATTCTACGAAGCAGGCCGGCAAAGTGCCGGCCTGTATGGTGTGAACATTAACCGCCGCCAGCAGTGGCCGCGCCGAAAATTCCGGCAATGTAAGCCTTGGCTTCGGGCAGCGTCTCAAAATCCTGCTGCATACGCCAGCTGGAAAGATTGTCCTCCATCACCTTGAAGGAGACGGCATTGTTCTTGGGGCTGAGCTCGCCCTGCTTCTTGGTATCGGCCTCCTGCTTCTCGGAGGAAGGCATGGCTTGAGCTTTGCGCAGGCAGGTCGCGCGGTAGATGATGGATTTCGTTTTCGTCAGGATCGGCTCGATAAAGCTCAGGCCGCCGGGCGTCGCCCGGTCAGAGCTTTTGCTTTCCATGCCGCCCTTATCACTGCCGGTCGCTTCGGTGTAGGTATGCCCGAACAACGTGGCGTTGACGGACAGCTCGGACATGGTTGTTTCGGTATCCAGCTGGGCAGAGACAAACACCTCATCTTCCACCTGTGTGATATCGTCGCCGGGGATGGACGCGGACGCTGTGGTGATGGACAGATAGCCCTTGACGGCAGCGCCCAGATTGATGGATTCGTCATAGGTGGGGTGACTGCTTGCGGGCTCTTCCTTGATCGGCCAGAAGTCAAGCGTCTGCATACCCAGCGGCATTTTTACGATACTTTTCTGAATTGCCATTGGTTACTCCTTTCACGGTGCGCCGGGGCGGTCAGACCCCGGCGCGGGAATTATCAGGTCTTGGCGGTCACGCTGGCACAGTAGCCGATGGAGATCACGCGGCCGTTCTCGTCCAGCTCCACCACCGTGACGCCGGAGCCGGTAGGCGCGGCAATGCTCGTGGTGCCGGAGACGATGGTCGTCCAGCCCTTGCCGGGGACATCGCCCTTCGCAACGGCAGCGGGAGCGCCCACGAATGCCTTGAAGGTGTTGGAGGCGCTGACGGCACCCGCCACGGTCAGCTTGGTCTCGCCGGACTCGGCGCCCGCGGCGGAGGTCACCACCAGGGAGTTTGCGGGAGAGTTCACGTAGTCCGGAGCGAAGCGCATGGTGGTGGTCACCTCGTTGTTGTCGTAGGTCGCGCCCACGAATGCCTCGCCGGAAACAGGCTGGCCATCGTACCGGGCTGTACCCTTGTATACCGTCTTGTCCTGGAGGAAGAAGGGAATGTCGGAGGAAGCGAAGGTGCCGCCCTCGCGCTCCACCAGCAGGTACTCGCCGCAGTAGCCGCCGCAGATCATGTGATCGGGCATGAACTCCAGGGTGATGATCTCGCCGCCGATGACGGGCATGGTGTTTTCAATACCGGACAGCAGCGCTGCGTTGGAGTTAAATTCCAAGGCGCGGATCTGGAGATCCTGACGGGTCAGATCATTCATGACCCAAACTTTCCCGTCCGTGGTGAAGGTGGGCTTCGCCTTGGCCAGTGCCTGAAGCAGCGGGATAAAGAAGGCCGTGCCGTTCGCGGACGCCAGGTTGAGCTTCAGAACGTTGGAGGAATGCAGGTCAACCCAGTCGCCCTGGTTGTCACCCCAGTATGCAGGCTGCGCAGTCTGAGCCAGCCGGGTCATGATGCCCACAGGCATCTTGGAATTGGGACCCAGACCGAAGACGATGGCCTTGTCCAGGGCGTAGCCGATGGACTGACCCAGCATGTACATGATCTCCTCGCCCAGGGCGATGTCGGAGTCCTTCAGGATGTAGTTGTCGATGACGATGAAGCCGCCAACCTTGTAGCCGTCCGTCTCGATCTCGGAAATACGGAACTCCAAGCTATTGAGAGCGCCAGCCATTTCCATCCAGATGCCCTCGGGGCATTTGCCGATGATGTTCTGCCGAGCTTCACCGCTGACGGAGCGCAGGCGAACCTTGGAGATCAGCTTGGAATACTGGTTCAGGTTGTCCCGGAGAATATCCAGAACTTCCTGGGGAATCGTCAGCTGAGCGCCGGTAACGCTGCGGACGCCGCGGGAAGCCAGATCACGGATCCGCTGAAGGAACGTCTTGACGGGAGAGGAAGCATAGAACGCATCACGCTGGGTGCGGGACGCGAAGCAGCGGGAACGGCTGCGGAAGCGGCCGGACTCGGGAGCGGTCGCCGCAGAGGTACGGGAACGGGCAGGGGGATCGGCGGGAGGATCGTCCTCGGGGGCAGGCTCGCCGGCATCGACCTCGGCAATGAGGGCGTCCAGGTCAGCCAGATCATCCACGAGGGTGCCGATCTGGTCATTAACCTCCGTCTGGGCGTCGGTCACTTCGGTGATCTGCTGTTCCAGATCTTCGGGGATGGCGTCCTCGACGGCCGCCAGCTGCTGGGCGAGTTCATCCTCCTGCGCCCGGAGCTGCTTGGCGCGGGTGCGCAGCTCGGTGAGCTTCTTGGCTTTCAGGGAACGCTGCTTTTTCAGCAGCAGCTTATTTTTTGCCATGGTGTTTTAATCTCCTTTTCAGTTTGGTTTTCCGGTGTTCCAGCACGCTGCGCCGCAGGGCGTCCCCGGAGGCAGAACGGGCGGAAACGTAGGTTTGTTCGTATGCGGGGAATGTGCAGACCGAAACCTCCCAGAGTTTGGAGATCTTCCGAATGGTGCGCCGGACGCGCCCATCGGGGAGATCGGTGTACTCAACGGAGGACTCCTCAAATCCAAAGGAAGCCTGATCGACGTCACCACGCAGGACGCGGGCACGCAGGGACAGGGCGTCCGTGTCGTCAGGGTTGATCTGGATGGTTGCGAAAAGTCCTGTATCATCAATGGAAAATTCCAGGGTCTCCACGTTGTCATTGTGCCGGCCAAGGCACAGCCGGGGGTCGTGGTCAATAAGGGCCCGAACATCGGTCATGTCGGCGTCGTCGAAGGCGTGCCGGTCTACGACTTCCTCGCACCAATCGTCGATGTAGTAAGGCTGCCCAAAAACCACGAAATAGCCGGAGAGGGTCATGGGCTGACCTTCTGCCGGGTCTGCCGCCCGGAACTCTGTCCGGCGGCTGCGGAATGCTTTATCAGGCATTGGCTTTGTCCTCCTTCGGGGCCAGCTTCAGCTGGTTCCCCGACATATCATAGGGAATGTAGTTTTCAAGCACCTTGTACTCGGTAAGTCCCACGGGATCGCGGTCGGCATCCTCCCGGACTTCATCGCCGTTCAGATAGCCCCGGTCGGCCATGGAATTGTCGATGTCGATCAGGGTCTTCAGATCGTAGTCATACAGCCGGCGGCGGGAAACCTTGAAGTACCGGCGCTCGTTTTCCAGAAGCTTCTGGGTGAGCTGCTGCTCGATCACCGAGGCAATGTGTACGCCCTCCGTCCGGATGAAGCCGTTATGAGCGGCGGCGCTGTAGTCGCCGATACCCACGAAGTAGGGCGGCACACCGAGGATGGACGCTACGGTGCGCTTGTCCAGCTCCACGGTATCCTTGATAGCAAGGTCGGTCAGAGAGAGGGGCTTCACCTGTTCGATCTTCACCAGATCCGCCGGGAGTATCCAGGGCTTGCCGTCCCGGGAATCGCTGAGGTAGGATTCCCGGAACTTGTCCCGCTTGCCTTCGTCCGAAAGATCGGCATCCGAATTGACGAACACGCATAGCGGGGGCGCATAGTCCGGGGAGGTCAGACTCCGGCGAACGGCTGCGGAGTTTTGCAGGGAATCCACCACCGTCTGAAGAGAAAACCGATACCCGCGCCCCTGCCAAGGGGTGACCGGATCGGAGAACAGGCGGAAGTGGAGCACCTCGGTGGGATGGTAGAGCACCCCGCGCCAGCTGACCCGGTAGTCATCCGGCGCGTTTCCGGGAATGGCCGACGCGCCTGGCATTGGAACCAGCGCCGAGAAACGGCCGCCCTCAATCTGAGGCAGGACAAACGCATTGCCGTCGCCCTCCCCCAGCATGGTGGAGACAATCCAGTCCATCCAGCCGGAGCGGGTCGCCATTCCCGGCCAGGGGTCGATATCCACCAGGCGGCTCAGGCCGTCGTGGACGCGGACGTCGCCCTTGCGAGTGTTTTCCATCAGGTAGATGGGAACGCTGGAAATGATGGCGGAAATGCGGCTGATGCAGGCGGCCACCTCCGGGGTGTCCAGCAGTCGGTGATAGCCCACCGGGCAGTCCCCGGAAGATCGGAGCCAGTAGCCCAGCATTGTGGGCGGCTCACGGGAGCGGCGTTTGAAAAGCGGCATAATCAAATCCTTTCTTTGTGCCCAATTTGGGCACAATCAGTCATCGCCGAACCAGGCGGCTGCATCGGCAGCCTTTCCGGTATCGATCAGCATACGGATGGTAGCGAACACGGCGGCGTCGAAGACGTCAATCCGGGAAGTGGGGGAAATCTTATCGTAAACAACTACGTCGTCCTGCTTCTCCTGCCCGCGGACATTCTGAACGCAATAGGCAAAGGGTTCCGCGTGGCAGTAGTACAGGCAGCCGATTTTCGCCTTATGCTCGATGTAGCGAAGCCCCTCACTCTTGGCAATCGACAGCTGAGGCTGATCGACTACGGTGAAGTGGGCTTTCTTCATGGCTGCGTAGTAAGGGCGGGCAAATTTTCGGTCATGACCGACTTTTTTGATCGCAAAGCCGGACTTTTTCCACAGCTGGAATTGCGTTACCGGTTCCGTGGGGTCCATGGACGGCTCGTTGGGCATGTCAAGCCAGCCGTCATCCAGCCAGCCGAACAGCGGGATGCTGTCTTTGTCCGCCTTTTCGGCGGCTGCCACCACCGGGAACCAGCAATGGGGTACGATGACCAGCACGTCCTCTTTCGGCGTCCAGCCCTCCGTCGCGGCGGCCTTCGCGGGAATCTCGCCGACGATGCAGGCGGCGGTCAGGTCGTGCAGTTTGGACAGATCCGCGCCGCCATACCAGGATTTCACCAGCCGCGCCAGCTGCGACTGGCTGAAATCATAGTGAGAATCGGAATGGATGAATTCATCCAGCGTAAACCACGCCCGGAAGGACGAAACGAACACATTCAGGGAGCGGGTCAGGAACTCTTTTCGCATTTGAGGGTCATTTTGTGCCTGCAATGCGGACGCTTCCATGTCCGAGGGGCGAATTGTCACGCCCCAGTTGGGGTTTGCCTTGCGCCAGTTGGCTGGATCTAGGTAATTCACCTCGTCGGTGCCCGGATCCGGGTCGGCGCGGGCGATAAAAGCGAAAATCCGGTCTGCATCCGCGCCCGTGATCTCGCCCCGTGCGATTTTGGAGCAGTAGGAAACACGCTGGGCGCAAAAGCCGGTACCGTCGTCACCCGCCGTGGTGACCGCCATGATGAGCTTGTTGCCGTATGCCTTCGTGGCGTCCTTCAGACGGCCATAAGGGATGGCATTCTTGTACAGTTCCAGCTCATCCAGCAGGACAACGTTTGCGTTGAAGGCGTCGAACACATCCGGCTTGTAGGCAAGCGCCTCAAAAGAGATCTGCCCGTCCCAGATCGGACCTTCAAAGCTATGACCGAGGGAGCTGTCCAGCATCCGCAGGCCATGAGCGGGGTCAATGTCCATGGTCAGCCCCAGCCGGCGGAGGTTATAGCGAAGAAAACCGAAGCCCTCCATGTTCTGTTTCATAGAGCCGGACACGGTTTTTATCTTGCTGAAGGAACGGGCGTACCAGAGGCCCACCGCCCAGCAGAAGGATGTGGCGAAGGGCGTCTTTCCGTTCTTCCGCGCCAACATCGCAAGCACTTCCTGGAAACGCCGGAGGTCGGTGCCGGGGTAGAAGAAGCCGCAGACGTTGTAGATCACGAATAGCTGGAAGGGTTCCAGTATCAGGGGCTTGCCCCGAAGGGGACGCCCCAGCAAATCCTCGCCCTGCTGGTGACAAAACAGGCTTTCGATGATCTCGATAATGGTTTCCGCCATGCCGGTGCGGAAGTTCCACATGGGGTTTCGCAGGTCGGCAAGGTACCGGCGGGCAGCTGCCTGTGTATCCAGGCAGGCGTCCGGGCTGTCAACGGTGTCCCGGGCGTAATCCAGGACGATAGACTCATGGGGTGCCGCCATTGTGATTCCCCCGGATGCCGTCCAGCAGCTGGGACAGCATCGGATTTGCGGAAGATGCAGGCGCAGCGACATCCCCGGAGGGGGCGGCCTGACGCCGGAGCCGCTGCAATCCCTTCGGCGTTAAGCCGAGGGAATCCTGACGCGCCAGAATATCCCGGCGAAGCTTGGAAATTTCCGCGTACAGCGGGTCCGTGATGGACGGCGCGGTCTTCGGATCCGGCGCCGTGGCCTTCCATTCCTTCATTGCCCGGCTCAGCTCCCGCTCCTGGATGCAAAGCACGTGGATTGCGCCGTCAAAGGCCGGGTCGTAGACGCCCAGATCTGTCAGCTGCTGGATATATTGCTGCTCTTTTGCCATTTTCGTCACCTCCGTGTACCGTGTCCGGGTTCCGCGTTCGCGTTCCATGTGCGCATCGTGGCCGCATACGCGCCCGGGTACTATGCGGCGCAAAAATTTTTTGAAAAATTTCGCCGCCGCGTGTGAAAGGAGTTCCCCGCCCAGCTGTAAGCGTCCCTAAAATTCGGCGGAAGGGGGTGGGGAGGTGCGATTTTTCCAGGAAAGCCCCAGCGCCGTAAGCTTTCGCGTATCCCGGTCGTGCATGGCGTCATGGGCTGACGCGCTGAGGCTGACCAGGTTCCACAGGCAGTAGGCATACTCGGGATAATCCTCCGCCGGCCAGATGTGATGCACCACCGTGGCCGGGACGCGCCGTCCGTATCGGGCAGCCTCCCGGCAGAAGCCGCGGTCACGGCGCAGCGCCAGCTTGCGCAGATTCCGCCAGCGCTTGTTTTTACGGCTGTAGTCGAACATACGCCACCTCCGGGGCAAAAGAAAAAGCCTGCACCAAGCATCGCTCTTGCGATACATGGCACAGGCTCAAGGCACAGGCACTCGGGAAATATTCACGATCAGCTCAGCGCCGCAGCACTTGCATTTTACCGGCAGATTCTTCGCTGTCGTCTCCGGCAGCAGGTAGGCAACCACGCCCCTCCGGCATATCGGGCACAAGGCTTTTTCCCTTGTTTCCGTTATTTTACCACACGCGGGAGAAATATGCAATAGCCGCGAAAAAGTTTGTTTCTGTGTGTCCATTGGTTAGTACCTCCCTCCAGCCGATATAGGAGGAAGCACCCCCTATTCGTCACATGTTTTCAATGTAAATGATGGTCTTATATCCGCCGTATCCGGGAAGCTGCACCGGGTCGCTCAGAGCGGTACAGCCTGACGGAACGCTGATATCAATCGCGTCGGAATCAAATGTTGTGTAGGTAATCTGCGGCCTGACAAGTCCCCGGCTTGCCGTCCACATCTGTTCGCCGGGAACGTAGACCCCAAGCTCGCGGGGTTCCCGGCACATGTAGTGGACTTTGTCCAGAATCTCGTCCCAGTCCTTGAGTTTGCGCATATGCACATGCCCCCACTGCCAGAGGGATTCCAGCTTCTCCTGATCCATGTCGTCCTCGTACCGGAGAATCATATGGTGGTGGAGCCGTCGGCCGCCCCGGCTGGTAGTCAGTTGGGTGCAGTAGACATAGCGCAGCGCGTCCTTGTTGTCCTTGCGGTATTTCCGATACCAGCGCATGGACTTGCGCCAGTACTTCCGGGATTCCTCCCGGCTCTCCGGGAGGAACGTATCATCGTAGGTGAGCGTCACCCACCAGTCGCCCGGGAGGAAATTCGCGCACGCCAGCATCAGAAGCTTTTCATAGCTGGTTTTCAGGTTTGCCTGCTTCTTGTCTTCGGCGGAAATGCTGATTGCCCGCCGCCGGGTGTTGGCGGTAGGATCGCGGGGCGAGTAGAGCGCCTGCCGGACGACACGCCCGGCTCGCATGGTGCTGAGTATCTTGATACCACCACCCCCTACCCGCAGGCACGGCGGCGGAAGAATACCGTGTAGGTTTCCTGATACTGGGTGACGGAGATCAGGTCATAGCCGTGCCGGTTGATATAATCCATCGTCCGCAGCAGTTCCGGCCGTCCCTCGCAGACCTGAAAGTCGTAGATATACCAGTGCGCCAGGAAGTTTGGCCCCACGACAACCTTTGTGTTTTTAGCCATTGCTGTCCTCCTTCTGCCGTTTCCGGATGAAGATGGAGGTGCATTTCGCGCCGTTGCCCGCAAGCCACTGGAGGACGCGGGCGAAGGACGGCATCACCAGACGGTGCGCCTTTTCGACTTTGAAAATGATTTCCCAGTCACATCGTGCCATTCTCTGCCTCCTGTTCCCGTTTCAGCAAAGTCTCCATTCTTTCAGAATCGCGGCGGCTCCACCCAAAGTTCCGCATATCGGTCAGCAGACTAAGCACCTCCGGATTTGTAGATTTAATGGGCTGACCACAGCACGGGCAGGGGTCGCCGGTTTTCAGTGGCTTCATTTGCGCATCTCCTTTCGCGTTTCGGTTTTCGTGATTTTCTTTCCATGGAGGCGGACGATGTAGCCCGCCTCCAGCAAGGCCAGCTCAACCTGCGGAGGATACCGGCAGCTCTCCTCCGCCTGTAAGACGATGTCTCCGGATAGACTTGTTACGATGTAGGGGTGATAATCAATCATCTTTCCAATTCCTCCACATAGTACCAGTCTTGAGGTGGACGGGTGAGCTTCACGGGTGCCGATCCGAATTTTGTTGTCCTCAGCCCAGTTAATTCGCTCAGCAGTTTTGGTCTCCCATAGGTTTTAAGACTGGAAATATGCCAGATGAACCCGTCTCCACCATCCAGATATCTTTCGATCTCCGAAAGGGTCAGGCAGCTCCGACCACCGTCGAAATTCATAGCTGGTTCAGGACTGCGTCCCTTTACCGCCATAAGTTCCGGTGCCCTCAGGTCACCGGTAGCCCCGACATGCGTTAGGCGCGTAATCTTATCGCATACAAACTCGGCAACAATATGTCCATCTTGCCGAATTCCCGGAACATCCTTGCGCACCCACGGCTTCCTGCCCATTGAGCAATAGACATAGCACTTAAAGGGCGGCGTCAGGTTTGGACGCGTTCTTCGAAGTTCCAGCGTTTTCTCACCGCTGAGAATCAACCCAGTCCAACGCGGGCGGATAGAGATAAGCACCGCCTTAGCCATTGCCGCCCTCCTCAGTCCAGCCGCAGCGGCTATTGCAATCACCCTTATCGCATTGCAGGCAGCACGTCGCCGGTTCCGAGCAGCAGGCCGCTGCACCGCATCTCCCGGAGCCACTCATCCCCGTGATGCAGGTGCCGATTTTCGGCGGCAGCGGGATCCAGCACCGCACTTGGAAGTCGTAGTCCGTGATAGGGGCGCCGAGTATCGTCCACTGTTCCCCGTCCCAGTCCCAACTTTCCAGCATCTGATCCGCGCCGCCAGGGTCGTAGCCAATGACAGCATACGTCCCGGCTTTGTCCGGGTCGCCCGTCCGCCAGCCGGTGCCCAAATTGGGCACATCGGAGATGGGCTTCTCCGGCACGTCCCGCCCCAGCATGTAATCAATGCTGCACCCCAGCAGATCAGCTGTTTCGATCAGTCTCTTAGCCTCCCGAGCCCAAATAGATCCGGGCATCCGGTCGTTCAGGCTGACAGCTGATCCATCTTCCAGACCTGTAAGCCGATCCATATCCTTCGCATAATGCCACCCCAGGGAAGTTGTTACGAAATCCTCGGCGGAAATATTGCGCTCTTTTCTGATCCTGCCGACACGGCTATACGCCAAAGCCAGAAGATCCCGTTCTGGCTGCTCCTTTGCCTTCTGCTCCTCTGCTGCCTGTCGCTTATCTGCTCGGGCCTTATCCCGGAGAGCCTTCTTGGCATCGGCAGCCCACTCACACGAGTATCGGCAGGACGCCAAATTGAAGCAGTCAAGGCAGCAGCCGCGACAGGACATTGCGGAGTATTGCGGCAGCCCGGAAGCCTGATTCAGGCGAACATAGAGATGGTCACAGCTGGAGGAATGGTTTATGCCACAGGGCGTTTTCTTGCAAACCCTTTCCAAACGATCCATTTCGTGGAAAATGCTCTCCAGCCATCCATCTGTGCAAGGGAATTTCTTTTTCCCGGAATCCGTCTGGGATATCCATACCGACTTTTGCCTTACGGGGACCTGTCCTGCCAGCGTATAGGCCACGCTTTCCCGCAAGCTTCCGGCTTCCCAGAGCCGCATAAACTGGGGAATCAGCTTACTGCGGATAACGTTCAGCCTGGCCAATTTGGATTTGCTGACGCTGATGGCCTGCGCCACATGATCCCGCATCCGGCCAGGGAACTCATATCCTTGCTCTTTCAGCTGATACAGCAGCTTTTCCACCTGAGCGGCCTGCTCTGCCAACTCCGCGCCGGTCATGGTTCTGGTATTGGCGTTAGCATAGATCAGGCGCAGCTGCTGAAGCTCCGGGGACGCCTCGTCCCTCTCCACCAGGCAGGAGATCTCCTCCCACTTTTCCGGTTCATCCTCTGCCAGCAACTCGATCGCTGCCCGGCGCCGGTGACCGGAAACCACCATGTACCGCCCGCCATCGATGGGGCGAACAAGGATGGGCTGCTGCAATCCGCACAGCTGGATATTTGCCGCCAGCTCCTCGATGCCCGTCAGGCTGTAGAAATTGTTCGGGTCGGGGTCGATCAGCTCTCGCTTTATGTACTCCAGCTGTTTCTTGGATGTGCCCAAATTGGGCACGCCCTTCAGCACGTCCGCAAGATCAAACATTTTCCTTCCCTCCCCGCATGTAAGCTTTCACGAAACGCCGGTAGTCCACGCCGGCGGCGCTGTTGGGGCTGGTCGCCAGAAGCGGCCGCTGCTGCCAGGTCATCCGGTCAACCTTGTCGCTTCGCCGGATGTGGGGGAACACCGTCAGCCCTGCATCCGCCAGCATCTTTTCCGCGTCCTGCATCTGAGCATCCCGATACCACATGGTGGGCAGCACCCCGGCAAGCTTCAGCCGCGGGTTGATCTTCCGCATATTGCTGATCTGCCGCATCAGGTTGCCCATGCCCCGGAGGGAAAAGGCATCCAGCTTGATGGGGATGATGATATCATCGGCGGCCACAAGGGCGGCGGCGCTGGCAGCGTTGAACGCCGGCGGGCAATCGATGAGGATGTAATCATATATCCCCTTGTCGTCCAGCCCTTTCGCGGCCTCCACGAATTGCCGGAGCACGTTCATGCGCACCCGCCCCAGCTCCACCTTGCTCAGATCCAAGTCCATGAGGCTGTCGTCGCCGGGGATCAGGTTGACACCGTCCACGGTCGTTCCTCGGATGCAGTCGGCGCAGAAGGTAACAGGGTCGGGGTAGCTGTCAGGCAGCCGGAGGATGTCGGCCAGCGTCCCCTTGTCGGAGGTTCCGCCGAAAAACTCGGTGCAGTTGCATTGGCAGTCCGCGTCGATCAGCAGCACGCGGGCTTTGTAGTCCCGGGCAAGGATTGCGGCCATGTTGACCGTAGTCACGGTCTTGGCGACGCCGCCCTTCAGGTTTAAGATTGCGGTTGTTCTCATGTAATTTCACCCTTTCTTTGAATTTTGCTTTATTCATACATTACAGCAGCCACACCTCTGGCGGCATGCTGTTGCAGAGCCGATCAAATTCCTCTCTATCTTCCCAACGTGGAAAATCCGCCGTGATTTTCTCATAGAGATCCTCGATACGCTTCACAGCGGCAAGGAAGCCGGTATTTGTACCGTTGAGGATATCGATATAGGATTTCAGCCCGTCATATCGGCTGCTCAGGGCCATGTAATTGATCGCCACACGAAAGCAGATAGCATAAGCCTCAATGATTTCCGCCTTTGTGTGTGCCATAAGGCGTTTCACGCACTCCTTCTGTGCAAGGTCTCTTTCGTATCTGTCATCCAGCCCGAAATAGTCGCCTTCGTAGCTATCAAAACCAAGCATCATACTGCCGCGAGGGCTTATTCCGCCGAAGAAGTCATCAAAGAACTCCGGAACCCATTCATTATCCAGATCGTCAAGCATCTGCTGGCAGTCGCCCTCCAGCGTGGAGAACGCCATACGCAGCTCGTACGTTTCTTCCTCGTCTCCGATCAGCTCGTCAAGCTGGGTGCTCTCACCGTCATTCTCGCACCAGTACAGCACATCGGACGCAGATTCGTACATTTCCATCAACTTGGAACCGATGGATGCCAGATTCAGGTCGGCGTGGATAGCCTTCTTGTACCGCAAGTTTCTGGCTTTCTCCCGCCGAAGTGATTCTGCCATATCAGAGTTAACGCTCACGGGCAAATTCCTCCTTCTGCTCCTCGTCAAACGGAGTTTCCACATCCATGCACAGCTGGGGGTATTGGTCTACTTGGCTTGGCATCACATAGCTGGAATAGTCAAACGGCTTCAGCGGCTGCTGCCCCTTGCCAATGAAGCGGAACTGCTGCCGCGCGCCGTCAAAGGCCAGCTTCGTAATGCTCAGAGCGCCGTCCTTGTTCTTGGCGATGATCAGCTCCCGGGGCTTGTCCGGCTCCTCCAGCGGGTGAAGGAAAAATACGCCGTCGGCGTCCTGCTCGATCTGGCCGCTGGAACGGAGATCTTCCAGCCGGGGGCGCTGGGCGTGGCCGGACTTATCCGTCTTCGTCCGACTCAGCTGGCACAGGGCGAGGCAGAAGATCCCGAACCGCTGGCACATGGTGTGCAGAGCCTTGGAAACCGCCGTCACCTGGGTGTATTCGTCATTCCCCGGGGCGGCGACGATTTGCAGATAATCCACGATCACGATGTCCAGCCGCTTGTACAGCGCCCGATCCTGCATCTGCTGCACGGTACGCCCGGCAGCGGAGAACAGGAACAGCGGCGCGGAGTTGATCCGGGACGAGATGGAGCACACGGCCTCCATCTGCTTATCATCCAGCGTCCGCTCCTTGATTGCGTCCATCGGGACACCGGAGGCGCAGGCGACCAGCCTGTCCATCAGCTTCTCCCGGCTGGTTTCGTGGGAGAAGAACCCCACCCGCTTGTTGCACACGACTGCCCAGTAGAGCGCCGCCTGAAGGGCAAAAGCGCTTTTACCCGCCGAAGGCCGGGCGCCCACGATGAAGTAGTCGCTTTTCTCCGCCCGAATCATCCGCCGAAGCTGAGGGATAAACCAGTCCAGATAGTCGGGCTTTTTCTGGTATCGGTGCATCCAGTCGGAAAATCCCTGCGCCAGGCTCCACACGTCTCCGTCGTCCCGCACCGTTTCAGAGGCGGCATTGGCGAGCAGCTCCGCGCCCTCCTCCTCCGTGGAAATCCGGGACAGCGCCAGCCCGGTGTCCCGGAGTTTCAGCACCCGGGACTGCTGCTTGACGATATCCACGTACATTTTGCAGTTCGCGGCGGTGGGGGTAATGGTCATCAGCTGGACGATGAAATCCTTGTACGAGTCGCCCACGACATTCAGCACCGCGACCGGGTCAACCGGCTTTCCGGTGGTGTACAGCTCCCGGATAGCCCGGTACAGCGACCGGTAACTCTCGCAGAAATCTTCCTCTGCCAGGCCGAACACCAGGAAGCTCGCGCACCGATCGTCGATCAGGACGGAACCGAGGACACTCTGCTGCGCCTGCATCCAGGCTTCATAGGAAACGCTACTCAAAGTATTCCACCTCCGGTTCCGCGTGCCCAACTTGGACACCGTAGTTATCATGCAGCCAGCGGTTAAAATCGTCCGGCTTCGTGATGGGGTAAAGCTTTTCCCAGTTGGATTCAACCGACTGGGACAGTACATAGCGCATGGCAGCGAGCCGATACTCCGGGAAGTCCGCCGAGTAATCCAGCAGCTTCTTCGCGTGCCGCCCGGCGGCGTTCACCGTCAGGATGGGCTTCTTCTTGGCCTTGCGCATTTCCGCGAATGCGTGCAGGTCGCCGATGAGCTTCGTCGTTTCCTCTGGGTCAGCGTCCAGCCTGACAGCCCAGTTGTCGAACCAGTCGAACAGCCCTTGATCCGTCAGAGACTCCTTCGGCGCTCTCGCTTTATTGTTTATTTTATTATTATTACAATTATTATTTATAACCCCGTCAGATTTGGCGGGGTTAACCCCGTCAGGATTGACGGGGTTTCGAGGGCAGACTTCCACCGTAAAGATTTTGCGGAGGGTTCCGCGCCCGCCTGACCCGTCCTCAATCCGTATGTAGCCGCCGTCCAGCAGCTGCTTGAGCGTCCTCTGAAGACTCCTTTCCTCCACGTTCAAGTACCGCATCAGCGTCGAATTTTTGGCAAACGCGAACCCGTAGCTGTTGGACATACAGGAAATCAGCCCATACAGAAGCTTCGCCCGATCACTGATCTCCCGATCAAACAGCACGCGCGCGGGAATATTCGCCCACGCGGAGAATTGCTCCCGTGGGATCTGTTCAGCCATTGTAGTGCCTCCCCTTTGTTAAATTTGTTCTTCGCCCCGGTGAGGGCTGTCCCACGGCCATTGCACCGAACGTCGAAGCGGAGGAAGTGGTAGCCCCTGTTCCTCCAGCGACACCAGCTGCCCATAGGTAAGCCCCCGGGCTTCCGCCCGTGCGTCCTGCTCCTGCCAGGTATACCGGGGCTTCGGCGGCACCGGGGGCGTCACGACGGCCTGCTTGTACCGCTTTTTCGGGCGGCACTCATAGCAGAGCCGTTTCCGCCCGGAGGGCAGAAGCTTCCCGCACCTGGTGCAGTGCGTCCGTGGATCTTTGTATCGGATGTCCGTAGTTTTCACCCTCTCCGGGATAAAGTGGAGAGCAGCGCAGGAGTCGAACCTGCTCCCTCCCGCCGTGCTGCGGGAGCGCATCCTCATGCGCCAGCTGCCCATATAGGAGGGCTGTTCTTCCCCGGTACGCCCTCCGGCTCCCGGCATGACAAATAAAAAGAGTCGCACTACAAGACTCACCGCGAGGGGGACTCGAACCCCACTATGCCGCCGGGCGGGTGCTTGATCTCACCCTGCGGGAGGGTGTGATCTCACCCAGCCCGACGCCCACGCCATCGGGTCGCGGCATGTGTGCAGTACCGCGCGGCCGGTCTGTCCCGGCTGTCATGCGTAACTGACTTCCGCATTGCCACCGCGTTCTACCCTTGCGGAGGGCGCGCCCCTTCCAATAGGCCGGGCCTCGTTTGCTTGCTGGCTGTTCCACCCATCGACGCGCTGCCAACGTGCGCGGTTTCATTCCGGGGAGAATCACCCCCGGCGGGCATGGTTCCGGAATTCCGTCCGGAGCGGCACCTTTTTCCGCAGTGTGAGGCGGTGCTGGGTTTTACGCAAACTTGCCAAAAACGGAACGTTCCAATGTCTTTCAGGGACCGCGGTCACGCACAACTACACCCCTTGGTAGCGGGATTCCGCCCGCCGCGGCCCCGTCTTTCCGGGGTGCCAGTATGGGGAGAAAGGAGAGTATCCGGGAGACCGGAATCGAACCGGCCTTCAGTTGAGAAGGGTCCAACCCAACGCGCCTGCGGGAGGTCTTCAGACCGCATCCAGGCCCCGGTGGGATGCCGCGTTATTCGCCACACGGCTCAGGGGCGTTCTTATGTACGTTTTCTCTATGCCCGGGCAGCGGCAGCATTTTCCAGCAGCTGCTTCCGCGCTTCGGCCTGGCGGTTTGCCCGGACAAGACGAATTGCCGCCAATTCAATGGCTTTCATCCGCCTGGCGCGTTCCTCGTCTGTAATGTCAGGATGATGTATGCGGATGATCGCATTTTTTGTGACGATGACCTGAGTTTCAATCTGCATAATTCCCCTCCCCTCTCTGACCGGGATGAATCCGGTCAGGCTAAATCACTTTTACATTCCGCCTGTTCCTTCGGAATCGCGGTCATGATGATCGTGCAGCCGTACTTATCCGACAGAATTTCTGAAAGAACCTGCATGAGTTTTGGTATGTCAAACATGTTACATCCCTCTCTAAGAGCTACTTGTGTTTCACCTGCGATTCTGCTACAATTCAGGCAGAAGGAGGTGGGAATGTGACAAAACAGGCGAGAAAACTCCTGAAGAAGCTGAAAGAAGCTCAGCAGCTTGAAGACCTTGCCTTTGGAATCGACTTTGACGGGCTGGAAGCCGTCACACTTTGCATGGACAACGAAGATGTGAAAACCGTCGATATTTCCGAACACGGCGGCGCGCTCCAGACAACACTGGACTATTTGGACGATCAAGGGTACATCGAAATGGGCGACAGCAGCTGCGGGCAGGTGCTGCACGCCGGATGGCACCGGGGACAAATTCTGTTCAGCAAATTCCTTCAGTTCCTTATCAAGTCCGTTGTCGTTCCAATCGTCGTGTCGTTCCTAACGGCGCTGATTACGGTACTGGTCAAAAGCCATTTATAGCCGTTCAAAAACCCAGAGTGTCACCAGCGCTGTAACAACACTGACAAGAATCTGAAGGAAGATTCCAAGCATCGCCAGTTTCTGCTGGCGACGTTCTTCTTTCTGCTTCTCAGCCCTTGCCTGCGCATCCTTCAGGGACGGGACATTCGACTCGATTTTCCAGTATGGCGCAGAAATGGGTATCCAGTCATTTGCCGTCAGATCCTGCTTGAGTGGATACCATGCATCGGAATCGCCGCGGGATCGTGCCGTAACCGTGATTGGGAACAGATTTTCCGTCGGCATCAACCGAATAAGAACATCCATTCCGCTACCATCCCGAGTTGATATCCACGCATTCCGTGTGATCCACGGTTTGTCCGGCGTGGTTGCCGCAATGGCTTCGTGAATGTACATCCTCTCACCTCCTCCCGCTCTGTCGAGCTATTGTAAAAATCTGTCGTTTGTGATATGATCGCCATAAAAGGAAGCGATGATATGGGTAACTACGTAAATAAAGCCCTGGAGTGGTTCAGCACTCGCGATAATGTGACTTACGCGATAGCTATTGCCGCTTTTGTCATGTCTGTGTACAACTTCGTTGTCAATATCATTCAGCACAGGCAGCACATCGAAGTTGAGCTTTCCGGCATCTTCCGCCCGACAAACGTGAAAGGTGCCTCAGACGTCGTGAATCTGAAAATCTTGAACTGCTCATATAGCCCGGTGATCATCTCCAGAATCACAATATCCAGCAGTCTGGGGAATGGAGACTATGGCAGCTATTGCCGCAAACTTCTTCAGATCGACCTGAACGCGAAAGGCAGCTCAGTCTCTTGCGAGCAGTGGTTTTCTGACCGTTTGCCCGTCCGGATAGACGGAAAGAGTTTTGCTGATATCCTGATCGTACCGAGTGACAGCACAATCAGGATTCCGACCGGCGAAAAGCTGACAGTAAAACTTTATTCATCGAAGAAATTGATAACGAAAAAGATTACTGTCACTTCCATATCTGCCTACAAATTGCTGTCGCAATGCCGAGCACCAGAGAACTGATCGCCAGAATTAACGTTGCGGTTTGCATATCCCTCACCTCCCATTCGGCTGCTGAACAGTATTTCATGCCCTTTGGGGTGAAGGTCTTCCACGAAGGCCATTGCGCCATTGCCGGTTATATAGCAGTCAACGAGATACCCGGCCAGATCGCACTGCTGAATGTGGTAGATTATTTCCTCGGGGGAATACCCTTTTAGCATTTCCGGCTTTGGCTCACCTGCGATATAGACAAAGGAGCTTTTGCAGCTGACAGATTCTTCAATGGCAGCCAGTACATTGATTGCACATTTAGGGTTGAATCTCATGTAATCGCCCCACCCCCCTCCCGCTTAGTCCTTTACACATCGTGCACAATTAGTGCACTCAGGCGCTAAAAAAAATAGACTGGACGGACTCACCGTAGTAATCAGCAATACGTACCTTGACTTCGTCTCTTGGAACTCTACCGTCCCGCTCATACATAGCAAGCGCCGATTTTGTGATATTCAGGTCATCTGCCACCTGCTGCTGAGTTTTCTGTTTTTGTGCACGCAACGCTTTAAGCTTTGTACCAATGCTCATATATGTCACCTCCATCGTGCACGTTTCGTGCCCTTGTCAATATTGTACACATATGGTATTCATTTGTCAACCACATCAGAGCACAAATTGTGCACTAAATTCTTGCAGGTATTTTGTTAGTTTTGCCTATTGCCTAGTGTTCACGTTTCGTGTACAATCTAACTATAACCTCTGGAGGGAGAACCATATGGCAAAGTTTTGTGATAGATTGCGGTCACTTCGCACATCAAAGGGGCTGTCCCAGTACGATTTTTCCAAGCAAATCGGCATATCGAAAAGTAGCGTTAATATGTATGAGCGCGGCGAACGCGAACCGAATTTCAAGACGCTGGAACACATCGCAGATTATTTCAATGTTGATATGGATTATCTTCTAGGAAAATCTGACGTTGTAAACAAGTTGCAATTTACGTCCGCTATTCCGGTCGCTAGTAACATAATTCCCATGCCCGAAATGCGCAAGATTCCTCTCGTTGGCACCATCGCTTGTGGAGAACCGATATTGGCAGAGGAAAACATTGAGGAATATGTCGGCATTCCCAAGCACATCAAAGCTGATTTCGCGCTGATCTGCAAAGGCGACAGCATGATAAATGCCCGTATCTTCGACGGTGACGTTGTTTACATTCGCCAGCAGGATACCGTAGAGAACGGCGAAATTGCCGCCGTCCTCATTGATAATGAAGCCACTTTGAAGCGTGTCAGACTTTTCGATGACCACATCTCTCTGGAACCAGAGAACCCCATGTATAAACCGTTTGTCTACTGGAACGAAGAAATGAACAGCGTCCGGATCCTCGGCAAGGCAGTGGCGTTCACCAGCGCTGTAAGGTAACAGCACCCGCATATAAACGGGTTGTTGGGCTGAGAAGAAACCATCCAAGGTCATCTTGGTGGAATATTTAGGAAAGAGGCTTTACCATGAAAAAACATATTGTTTCGTTCATCCTGTCCGTGCTGATGCTGTGCTCATTGACTGCATGCGGCTCCCCCACCCCTACCACAAGCGGCGCTACACAGTCCAACGACGCTGCCGCAACCCCCATTACGGTTCCGGCGGCAACAACGCCCGCCCCGGTCACGCTTGAAGATGCCGGAACACTTGGCGACTACGACGTGCAGATTCACGACTTCAAGCTCGCGAATGACTATGCGGGAAAGCCCGCTATCCTCATTGGATTCTCTTTCACAAATAACTCTGAAGAGAACGAGAGCGTCATGTTCGCCCTGAGCTATAAGGCATACCAGAACGGAGTGCAGCTGGACAGTGCAATTATCATGGACAACAGCGTATACAACGCCGACGATCTCATGAAGGACGTCCAGCCAGGTGCTTCAATCGATGTTGTCGCCGCCTATTCGCTGCCCAGTGAAACAGCCCCCGTTGAATTTGAAGTGGAAGAAATTATTTCTTTCAGTGATGAAATGCTTGGCAAAACCTTTGAGATCGCCGAGGGAGGAGTTACAGAACTAAGCGTCGCCCCAGGCTCTGACACGGCGCAGACCATCGACGACTATGCCGTATCTATCATCTCTTATAAAATTGGAGAAGACTACCAGGGAAAGAAAGCCATCATTTTCGACCTGGGATTCACAAATAATGGTGATAAAGCCACAAGTTTTGCTCTCGCCATCGACTTCTCCGCATTTCAGGATGGCGTTGAGCTGGAAACCGCAATTCTGCACGACGACGATTTGTCTGGCAGTTCCATTCGTGACGTGAAGCCTGGAGCCGGCATTGAAACAATGGCAGCTTTCGTTTTAACGAACGATACATCCCCGGTCGAAATTGAGATCAAGCCATTTCTCAGTTTTTCAAGCGATGAGATTAAAACCGAGATTAACATTGCAGGATAAAAACGAATACCTACCCGGAGTCGCTCTCCGGGTAGGTAAATAATAGCGGTGCCCAATTTGGGCACAATTAGCTAGACAGTATTCAGGCATAAGAAACCCGCTCCGGGACACAAATACCGAAGCGGCAGACTGATTCACTTAAATTCCCATTTGTGTTTTCAGTGCGTCCTGAAGCACTTGGGAGAAATTGATGTTCCGTTCCAGCGCGGCAGCGTTCAGCCATGCCGGCAGGGTTACGGTTCGGTTGACAGACTTATTATTCTGCGCCATCCGGACAGCGGGCATATACACATCCACCAGCACCACCCGCTCGTTGGGTTCCAATGCCACAGCGCTCAGCGGCGTCGGCTCCGGGATACCCTCGCCGTCTTCCTCCAGACCGAACATTACGCACCCAAGCAACTCCCGTGCCGAAAGCAGCGCGTCATCGTCGTTCTCGCCGCTGGTCGCTACGTCCAGATCCGGGAACACAACGGCAATTTCCTGCCCTTCCTCATACGTGAATACAGCAGGGTAAAAATATCGTTCCACTTTTTTGGCCATATCCATTCCCCCTATTCAGGATGGTCATAACATATATTTTTCTATTTGTCAATAAACAATTGCAATCATTTTACCCCAAAGGAGGTATCCCTATGATGTACGCATTTATGACCCTTGATGATTCCGCAGAGATCGTCCACTCAGAAATGCGTCCGGACGGCACTGTTAAAGTCTACGTGGAAAAGCCGGACGAGAAGGACTGCTTCCACTATGGCACCTGCATTCTCCCCGGCTACCGATGGCAGGATGTTTCCGGCCTGACGGAGGAGGAACTGGCAAAGTATGAGGAAGTCATTCGCTCAACCGCACACCTGATTCTCCGTTTCGCACAGGAAGGGGGCTTCGACAATGCCTCAGGTTTTTAAGATCGGCTCCTACTGGGTTTACTTCTGGTCAAACGAAAATGACCCGCTAGAGCCTGTTCACGTCCACGTCTCTCAGGGAGCGCCCACCGCCAACGCCACGAAGATCTGGATCACGGCCGCCGGCGGCTGCTACCTGTGCAACAATAATTCTCAGATTCCCACCCGCACCCTGCGGAACATCATGATGATCATTGAAGCCAGAAGCGGTGAGGTCATTGAAAAATGGGTTTCCTTCTTCGGCTCCGCGACGTTCTATTGCTGAAAAAACCGCCCCGGTGCTACCAACACCGAAGCGGTTCAGGCGCCCGGCTGTGCTACCAACACCGCCGAGCAATGCAGTTCCCACCCATCACTATAGGGGCATCCTGCGCCTTTTATGATAGCAGATTTGCCCCGGAAAGGCAAGAACAAAATGGCTCAATCCAGATCTGTCTCTGAAAAAATTCTCCGAGTGGCGCTCTATCCGCGTGTATCTACGGAAGAACAGTTCTTAAGGGGTTACAGCCTGCAAACGCAGGAGGAAGTCCTCACACAGTATTCCAATGATCTCGGGTACAAAATAGTCGGCGTCTACCGTGATGAAGGACACAGCGCTCGAAAACCTGCTCTGAAGCGGAAAGTCATGCAGGAGCTTCTGTCGGACGTCCAGGCAGGAAAAATCGACCGGATACTGTTCATCAAGCTGGATAGGTGGTTTCGCAACGTCCGGGAGTATCACAAAATCCAGGAGATTCTGGAAGCAAACAATGTTACCTGGCAGGCCACCATGGAGGACTACAACACCGCTACGGCGGACGGCCGCCTGAAGGTAAATATTATGCTTTCCGTTGCGGAAAATGAGTCTGACCGAACCAGTGAGCGCATTAAATTCGTATTCGATGGGAAGCGCCGCCGAAAAGAATGGTGCTTCACCGGAGGACCTGAGCAGTGGCCATATGGATATATGCCCCAAATTATAGACGGTGCAAAACGCTGCGTAAAGAATCCAGAAACCGAAATGATCGTGCAAGACTTCTGGGACTACGTGGTAAAATATAGCAGTGTCCGGAAAGCCGGTATGTTCTGCTGCGAAAAATATGGAATTACACGGAATTATCGCACGTGGATGACAACCGCCAGAAACGAGTTATATACCGGAATATTCCATGGCGTCGAAGACTATTGTCCGGCGTACATCAATCGGGCAGACTGGGAGCGCATCATACTAGGCCATGAAGTCATCAAGAAAACACAGCGCCCCGACCGGGTTTATCTGTTCACCGGCCTCATTCGCTGCCCCGGATGTGGGGCAACCATGAAAGCCACATTTAAGACCTATCCCAATGACCGTTCCAAAGAATACAACGGCTATCGGTGTAATAATTCAAAGCTCAGGACCTGTGCCTACCGACATCAGCTGTCGGAAAGAAAGATTGAAAAATACCTTCTGGGAAATATAAAATCCCAGCTGGAAAACTATATCGTGCAGGCCGAGGCTCAGGAAACGCAAAAGCGGCGTCAGCCGAAGATCCGGAGCCTCGTGGCTCTGAATGAGCAGCTGCGCCGCTTAAATGTGATCTTTATAGCCGGCAATATCGGCGATGAGGAATACGCCGCCGAAACAAAAAGGATAAAGGCCGAGGTCGAAAAGGCAAAGCAGCAGGAATCCGAAAACCGTCCGGCCAATTTGGATTGGATCAAGTCGTTTCTGGAAAGCGATTTTCTTTCAACCTACGAATCTCTGGATAAAGAAGATCAGCGCCGCCTGTGGAGATCCATCATAGAGGAGATCTATATAGACGGGACTGAGGTAACCGGGATTAAGCCCCGGATTTAA